CTTGGATTGTCAATTGTGATCAATCCGGCGGCTTGCTGTGGAAATTGCGGGTTCATAAGTTCAATGGTGTAATCCACAAAAATCTCTCCAAGATCAGTACTTGAGTCATCGTTCATAGCTGTCATTACATTCAATTTACCGTAATCATACGTGTTAAGTGTACCATTTGCAATGCCACTCACTCGCACATATCTCTTACCGTTGGTACATGATACGTTCAGTACCATATCCTCCCAAGGTGCCTCTTCCACATTTGGTATTATTGCAAAGTGGTCGGTGCGCGTATTGGGGGAATCGGCAGTTGGGTCATATTGAAATGACATGCTTACTCTACCTCGTTCCGAAGTTGATGCAGCGCTAACGTACGTGTATTTAAGTTTTGTAAACTTATATTGTTCGTAGTTGCTAGCAATGTTGCTCAACCAAGTGAAGTTTGGGAGTCCAGGATTAACCTGGTATGAAACGATGCGGGTACCACTATGTGATAACACCGGGACCAAGTATTCTCGATGGGAGATTACTGCGTTCTTGCCTTTCATTGACGTCTTAGGCTGCGTTGCACGCATTGTTTTGCTAGACGCCACTGGGGCTCTGGTTACTGCGTTGTTAGATTTAAATTTGTTGTTCTTAGTATTCTTTGGCATTGTGTGACTTGGGGTCGTGATTAGTTCTGTTTTAGTGATTGAATTAATCAAATGGCCCATTTGTGTTTTACTTTGGCGCTGGTTAAGACGCGCCGCGGCTCTACTTACTGCTGCTTGGCGTGGTTTTGGTAAAGGCTTGGAACCTCGTAGGTTGCGTTTGGCGTTTCCCTTTGATCCACCTCTGAATCTAGTTCCTGCCGGATTTGCTTCCTGGGCTCTCATTATCTTCGATGCTGCCTTAACCGCCAGCGCCGCGATAGTCCTCTTCGGGCCCTTACCAAAGTTCTTTTGAAAGAACTCACCATCAGCCTGGCTTCTTGCTTTGCTGTTTGTAGGCTGTGCATAAGCACCATCATGAACCTTGCACGTGGCGTCGAATTCATCTGTTGGTGGTACTTCGCTTCTAACACTTTGCTGGTACTTGCCAGCGGACCATCCAGGTCCACAATATTTGCCGTGATATTTAACTGACATTTAATACTGTATTGGAGTGGGTCTCCAGTTGTTGGGTGATTATAACTCGAAATGTGTGACTGATTTATAATCAGCCGGCACAATCTTGGAATAGTCGACCAAGTAGTTGTCAAATTTTTCCTCATACGCTTTCTGCTCATCTGGTGTAAAACCAAATGCCAACCAGAAGGAATATCGGGTTTCCGCTGTTGGGGTGGTATAAGTGTGTTTCATATCTCGTGCCAACATGGCCATGCCTGTCTGCATGGCTCCATGTTTGTCGATATTTGTTATTTTATTTGACTGTTTATCATACATACGATAGAAAGATTGCATCATTGGTATTCCACTAGTTAGACTTAGCCCACATTGTCCTATTGCCTTAAACCAAGCTTTTGCTGAGCCTTCATTGTTTACTGGCAACACTGTCATTGTGTCTTTGGCTAGTGCTGTTCTTATGTTTCTTACCATGGTGTATCCTCTGGGAGTGTTCACGGGGTGCATTTGACAGAATTCAATATGTTCGAGTTCATAGACTGGTGTTTCAACCGTCATTCTGAACCCGAACTCAATGAACCACGCATCAAATCCTTGCATGAGTTTAGCTAGGTCTGCACGTTCACAGAAAATGACACAGTCATCTCCGTTGTTGACTAGCTTAATCAGGACACCACGTTCCTGGGCATACGTCCACAATAATCCGCACATAATCAGTACATTACCTAGTGCTGTGTTCATATCACCTGAGAATCTCCGCCCCTCCACTTCGTATTTCAATTTCCCATCTTCACAATATCCTCGCCCCTTATTCTTAATTTGCCAACGCAATAATTTGCGTAGCTCGGGCGAGTTGAAGATTTTGTTGTATGTAGAATGCTCCCATCGTAATGATTGTGGTGAACAGTGCATGTCAAACTTGACCGCGTCGACCATGACTGCCACTGGATCCATAAATGTTGTCCACTTAGCTGCTATGATCTTACCTATTTGATCCACATTATATCCTTTCATTACTGTAGGGCCATCCCCGAAAACTTTAGCAATAGCCTTATATATTCTATGTTCCACTGCCTTGATGTATTGTCCTACCACGAGATTATATCGGGGATTGCGGGGTTGAATACATCTAGGTGCCTTGCCTGGTTTTCCTTTTTCTACTTTGACGAATGCCACACTGACGGCATCGTCACGGTTCACTGCTTTCGTACATAACGATCTGAATGCGTTTTCATAAATGGTGCGTTTTCGGCCGGTATATGTATCCACTACTTCTTGTAGCGTTAACACGGAAGGACTGCCAACATTTCTAATAACTTTGTTTCTGAATCGATTTAATCTTTTGTACGTGTCTGCTTCCACCTTAGGTGGTTCCACAAACTGACCGTCTATTTTACAATAGTACATTCTCTCCAATAATGCACACTCTAGAGTATTGATATCACCGTTGAAAATTCCTAAACCACGATCGGGTGATAGCCCCTCTAAATGGACATACGATCGCGTTTTTGCTCCGCCTGGGTAGCGTTTTGTGATGAGGTGCGGATGTGTCAGCGAACTCCTAGCTGAGACCCCATCAACGCGTACCAGGCGTCCTCAATCACGGAAAACGGGCCTCTCGGCCGTTCCCCATAATTGGACGGAATGGTTCACCAGATCCTGCGGAGTCTGCATAGCATCGTCCATAGATCGTAGTGTTTCAGTGTTTGTGGTGTTGTTTACCATCTTATTCCATAACCACTTGATCGGATTCTTT